CGACGGTCATGCCGGCGTCGGTGTGGTTGTGGTTCTCGAACCCTGTCAGGGCCGCGTGGATCGTGTCACGTTCGACCAGGACGTCGCCGGGGACCAGGTCGGCACGCGCCGCCGTTGACTTGCCGGCACACGGCGGTCCCCATATGCAGACAATCTTCGCCATCAGCTCGTCAGCAGGTGCCGCCATTTGGCGAGCCTGGGGGCGACCTGCGGGTCGTCCGGGTCGTAGGCCCGCACCGCGAGAACCTTTGCTTCGCTGTACGCGGACGCCGTGACCAAACCGACGTGGTCGAGGCGAGCCTCTAGCCTCTGGACGTGGCGGCGGCCGTCGCGTGTCTCGGTGCGGTTCCGTATCGGTTGGAACGCGACTGATAGGCCGGTGACCATGTTGTCGAGGACGAGCTGCCGCGATTCGTCGGCGCGGGGCGTGTTCGCCAGGCGGAAGTCGGCTACCAGGCCGTCGTTTGTGTTCTCCCACGAAAGGCTCATGCCGACCGGGTGTTTGTTGCGGTCGTGCTGCTCGAGCAGCGGGATACGGGTCCCCCGCTCCTTGATGGACTTGTCGAACACGGTGCGGTGGAAGGTCTCCAGGTACTCCCCGGCGTCGAACGTCGAATGCCACGGCGCGACGATCCCGACCAGATGGTGGCCGTCGTCGTCGTCTCGCAGCTCGAGGTACTCCAGCTCGACTGTGCGCGTCTCCAGGTTCATAGCAAATCCTCCTCGACGTCGAGGTCTTCTAGTGCCCGGATCTCAGCGACCGACAGCCATCCGCCGGCGAGGCCGGCGCTGTGGGCCGAGTAGCGGGCCAGGGTGTCGGCGCGCAGGAGCGCGTCGAGGTTGAACTTGGCTTCCTGGCCGCGTGGCAGCAACGTCGACAGGCTTTGCTCGACGCGGGTCAGCCAGGGGCGCAGCGTCCAGGAAACGAACGCGCGGTTGTCGTCCTGCACGTTCGAATACGTCCTCGAGTCGGTGGATCCGACGCCGACGATCCACGACGGCACGCCGAAGATGGTGCATATCTGCTGCGCGGAGAACCGCCTGGATTCGACAAGCTCGAGGTCGGCGGCGGAGAAGCTCAGGGTTTTGTAGTCCATGCCGCCTGACAGGACAGCCGGCGACCGTTGCCGCCCGCCATGCGCCGCGACAAAGCTTGCCTTTGCCGCGTCAGCCTCCGCCTGAGTCAGCTCCTGTTCGCTCGACAGGATTCCGGCCGGTATGGCCCCGTTGACGTACAGCTCGGCGGCGTGGTCCTCGCCGGCTATCGCTAGGCCCAGGGCGCGGCGTTGCATCGCGAGTGGGCCGAGGCCCACGTCGTGACCGGGCAGCGTCAGGCCGCGAATGTGGAGCACGTCTTCGGCGTCGTACGACTGGCCGGCGACCGAGTAGACGCGCACGCCGTTACGGACAGTCAACGCGACCGCCCCTGGGGCGAGCACCACGAACGAACGCGGAAAGCCCAACGAGTCGCGGTTGCCGACCAACAGATACGCGTTGCCGTCGATCAGCAACGACGTGAACACGGCCGCCAGGGTGCTCATCCTGGTATCGGTCGGGTCGGGTGTCTTGAGCACGTCCGGGGTCCGGTTCAGTTGCATTTTGCCCCGGTAGGAGTGCAGCGGTAATGACGCGGCGGTGTCGGAGATGATCTGAACGCACCGGTACGCGGCCGGTATCGACAGCGTCGTGGATTCGGTTATCGACAGCGGCCCGGTGAGCGGTTGCGCGCCGAGGCCCCGGCCCGGGAGCGTGAAAGTGGCGGCCCTTTCGGCAGGGCCTTGGAACGTGCGAAGCAGCATCGGCTACCTTCTGACGGTTTGTGAGCGCATGGTGCGCTCGAGGGCGAGGCCCACCAGGAGGGCAAACACGCCGAACGCGCCCAGGAACAGCGCGGTTCCCGCAATCGACCAGACAGCCCAAAAGACGGCTGCGAGGCCGAGCACCTGCAACATAGAAGCGAACGTTCTCATCTGGTTGTCAGAATACCGCCGGCTTCGGACGTGTCGTTGCACCTGCGACCACTCCCCACCGGGCCAGGGTCGCCGCAACCAGGGGCGTGATGTCGACCGTCGATCGGCGGTTCCATGCCCATTGTTCGGCCAGTTTGCGTTTCGACGCTGCGCCGACCGCGTCGGTCAGCAGATGGTCGCCCAGGTGCGTAACCGTCTGGTCGATGACCGCGTCATAGAAGCTCCCACACGCCCGCGCGTAATCTCTCATGCCGACTGGCATCACGTCGACGCCGGCCTGCTCGAGCGGGATAATGAACGACCCGGCAGGGCTGCCGCCGTCGATCACAACCGGGGCGTGCCACTTCTGCCACAGCTCCACGACCCGGTCCTGGATCCAGCCGACGTGCGCGCGGTGGTCGATGATCTCGATCGGTGTCCAGGCACCGTTCCGTCCACACGCGGCGATGGTCGCCGAGTCGCGGTTCGGTGAAACGTCGATACCGAGCACCACCTGGTGACCGAGCAGCACGTCGGTTCGTTCGAGGCGTTCCCAGTCGGTCATGGCGATCACGGCGACGGCCTCGAGGGCCGGCCACACGTTGAGCCATTCGCGGGCGAATAGTTCCGGTTCGGTTGTTTCGGCGGCTTCGGCTACAGCGTCGAGGGTGACGCCGCCGGCTTCGGCCAGGGTCGGTATGGCCTGTCGCCATACGGCCTCGTCGAGGACGTCGAGTTTCGTGTCGTCTGCGGGTGACCATTCGAACCAGGCAAGGCGGCCGTCGTCGTCGTCGCGTTCCTGGTGGCCGAGGTTCCGGTAGTGGGCGAGCATCGTTGACTGGGCGTCGCCGGCGTTCGACAGGATCCACAGCTGCGCGTTCGGCTTCGTTGCCATCGTCGGCTGGATAGCCGAGATGAGGTCCCGGTCGGCCAGGGCGGCTTCGTCGATGACGACCAGGTCGGTGGTGAGGCCGCGTGCGCCTTTCCGGTTCGGTGTAACGACCCGGTACTGCGAGCCGTTTTCCATAATGAGCGCCTCCTGGCCGTTTGCGCGCATCACGCGCCGCACACGCCGCGACATGGACGAGTCGAGGATCAGCTCGCAATGCTGTTCCCACAGGTAACGGGCCATGCCGCGATCCTGGGCGGTGAACGCGACGACGTGGCCGGGTTGCAGCAACTCGAGGGCGATCCGCGACGCAGCGAGGGCGGTTTTGCCGTTCTGGCGGCCGACACAGACACCGACGGTGCGGTACCGGTAGAGGCCGTCGTCGTGCTCGAGGGCGACATCGGCAACGAGGCGCTGCCAGTCGAACAGGTCCCAGCCGAGGGCCTGGGCGACACGGGCGAGGTGGTGGCCGTGCGTTTCGCGTTTCGACCTGGGCGTGCCCCACCTAGGAGGGATCGCCACGGGTGATTTCCTGTACGAGGTCGTCCCAGATGTCTCCGCCGGCGTCGACGCCCAACTCGTGCAGGACACGAATCAGCTGGTTGGAGATGTTCGCCGAGTTGCCGAGGCCCTCGGCTGTGACCTGAATGTGGTCGAGCGCCCAGGCGAGGTGCTGGAGGTTCTCGGCGAGCAGCGCGTTTGGGTTCTCGAGCTTGGCGAGCACAACCTCGGCGGCTTCCTGGTGACGTCTCATCGCCGGACCCTGGACACGCGGCCGATCGCCTCGACGCAGTCGTTACCGAATGCGTAAAGACCGGTTCGGAATGGTGCCGTGCGGCCGGACATGTCACCACCGACGAACGCAATCGGTTTGTTGAGGGCGAAACCGTCGGCCTTCGCCCATATCGCGTCGACCCATTTCCCGGTGCCGGTCATCGGGAGTAGTGCGATGCCGTGGCCGTGGTCGATGAAGCGGTCGACCCAGGGCGTCGGTTTCGAGAATGGCGGATTGAGCCAGACGCGGCCGAACCAGGGCTGCGCGAGGCCGTCGTCCTCGACGGTGTAGATCCGGTCGGCCGGTACGGCGGAAAGGTCGCGCGGACACGATGCAGGGTCGAGGTCGAACCGGATGTCGAGCATGTCGAAGATCACGCGCGGTGTGTACCACTCGTCTGAGGTTTTGCCTTCGGCGACTGGGAACAGGCGAACCGGTAGCGCGGTCATCACCAGGTCCTCGAGGTCTTCGGCCGGCCGGTGCGCTTGTTCGTCATCCGCGCTGCCCGCTCCGAGTTGCATTTCCTACACGCCGGGACGAGCTGCCCGACCCACAGCTCAGGGCTAGGAGCGTCAGCCAGGGGCGGAACATGGTCGGCCTGGGTCGCGGGCCGTTCCCGACACCAGACGCAGACCGGCCCACCGGCCAGGAGACGCGCGCGGGCCTTCTTGTGCGCCCAATCCCGCCCAGGGCCATACATGGCCTCACGCAGCCTTTCTGGCGGTACTCGGGGGGGATCCGGGGAGACGCAGCTTTACGCAGCCTTTCCGGGCCGTCTTGGGGGGAAAAAAAACAG